GGTCTTGCTCCGTAAAGTTGATGTTGGTTAGCTGCGAACCATCGACTGCCGGAAGCTTTCCGGTGCCATCGAGTTGCACAACATTGTTCGCAGATGTACCCACATCGAAGGTTGCTGCAGTGCCGAGACCGAGAGATGTACGGGCTGTCGCACCGGATTCGGCAACGAAGTTCGCGCCGTCACCTACGATGAAGTTGCCGTCTGTCGGGGTGAGGCCCGCAACATCCGCCAGTTGCGCGTCGTACGCCTGTACGTCAGTGCCAATGGCAACTCCGAGTGTGGTACGGGCCGTTGCAGCATCAGCGTCGTCAATAAGACTACGACCAAACGCCGTAAGGTCGGTGACTGCGTACGTATCGCTAGCCGTAGTATAAATCGCTTTGTCGGCAGCGGTAGTGAGGCCAGCAATAGAAGCGAGACCTGCGTCGTAAGCTTGGACATCTGTTCCAATAGCTACTCCCAAGTTTGTACGTGCCCCGGCGGCTGTCGAAGCTGCCGTACCACCATCAGCAACGGCCAAGTCACCGGACGAGGTTACACCTGACAGGTCTAGGGTTGGCGTGGTGATTGTGGGCGACGTGAGCGTCTTGTTAGTCAGGGTTTGCGAACCCGTCAAGGTTGCAACTGTTGAGTCGATTGCAAACGTAACGGCGTTGCCCAAACCGCTCGTGTCGATACCTGTGCCACCGGTAAAGGTTAGGGTCTCGCTATCGAGGTCGATGTTGAGTGCGCCACCCGTATCGGCTTGGAAGTCCAAGTCCTGTGCGGTTACCTGTGCATCGACGTACGTCTTGATGGCCTTTGCCGAAGCGAGGGTCGTGTCGGTTGCTGCTACGGTGGTCAGGTCCGTATCGAGTACGCCCGACTTGAGGTTGTCAACTTCGATGTTTGAGACGGTGTTGTTGTCTACATCGATGGTCTTGTTCGTCAGGGTGTCTGTGGTTGCGCGACCAACAAGGGTGTCCGTGCTGGTTGGCAGGGTCAGGGTGCCCGTATTCGAAATAGACGAAATGACCGGGGCGGTCAGGGTCTTGTTGGTGAGGGTCTGTGAACCCGTGAGGGTTGCAACCGTACTGTCGATGGCGAACGTAACTGCATTGCCGGAACCGGATGTGTCGATACCGGTGCCGCCCGTGAACGTCATCGTTTCGGAGTCGAGGTCAATCGACAGGGCACCGCCTGTGTCAGCTTGGAAGTCGAGGTCTTGGGCGGTGACTTGTGCGTCAACGTACGCCTTAATAGACTGCTGGGTAGCCAGCGCAGTTGCACTATCGGAGGACATGGTGTCCTCGTCGAGGATGTCCGTGACCGTCGTGGTCGGCATCGCAATCGAGTCTACGTACGCAACACCGTCAATATACAGGTCTTTGAACTCTTTACCGGACGAACCCAAGTCGATGTCGTTGTCCGTCGTCGGCTCGATTACCCCGTCCTTTACGACGAACTGCTCTACGGACGAACTCGCTACGTCAACCGAGAATTCAATCTGGTTGTTCGGATTGTCGATGACGACTTTGTTGAGAGGGGTCGTGATGCCGGGGTCACCGATGAGGCCGATAACCGGACCCTCTGCGGCGGTGCCGTCGTGCTTGTGACCCGTCGAGTTGTTAAATGCAGCGAGGAGTTGGTCGAACTCGTCGTTGGAATCCGCCGCATTGATAACGTCGCCGTCGGTGTACGTAGATTGTCGTGTGTAACCTGCCATGTGTTATCTCCTGCCACCCGGGGTAAATTCGAGTTGGTAGCCTTTTACTGAAATGGGTGCCGCTCCTGCTCTGTCGTCCAAACGTACGGCAACCGTGAACCCGCCACCTTCGACACTTTGACGTACGAGCGGCGAACCCGATGAGCCGTACACCGCTGTGCCGTAAGTTGATGTTGCCAATCCGTAAATTGCGATGGCCGCACCAGTCGTCAAATCGTATTCTGCCGGTTGCGGTACGTCCGTTGCGCTGAAGTCGTAGCGGATACGGAACTTAGAATCGACGGCACCTTCGTTGTCGTAGTTCCAGATGATACGTTGCATCAGCTTGCGGATACCGGCATCGCCCATCGTGAAGTCCGGGGAGCGGTAGATTGCCGTAATGTTCGTGCCATCGAAAGTCGAACCCGACTCTTGCTGGTAGACGTACCCGTCATATCCGCCGTGAAATACGGTCTCGGTGCCGCTGATAAAACCGGATGCACAACACGCGGGCTTGATACCCTTGATGTCTGCGTACTCCCAGCCCATCCCGCCTTCGACACCACTCTTGATGACTCCGATGACACCGGATGCGGCACTCTCTGCTTGGGCGTCACCCGGAAAGAAGAGACGGTACTGGGTCTTGTTGCGGATGACTACGGACGAGATGCGATCCGTATCGATGCTGTCGAGCCGGGGCTGGATTTGTTTCGAAACCGTACCGAGTTCCACGTCACCAATCTTGTCCGTACCGGCAATCGTACGCAATCCGTCAGGAGCGAGATAGACAACGTCACCGGCAATCTCCTGAACACTAAACCCGTCTACGCACCCAATGTTTCGTGTGACCGGCTGCAACTGAAAGTCTGCAAGCGACGAACCCGTAAGAAAGAATATCTGGTCTTCGCAGAAGATGTAGAGCCTGTCACGAAAGACCTTGAGTCTGCGAACCGCACTGTCTACCCGAATCGAACCGGCACCGTTAGCCGTAGAAAAGTCTGTGTCTGTGTACGGGGCAGTGAACACGATTTCTTGTGGGTTCGTGGACATGCCGCCAAAGAAAACGTGGTTCTTGAACACGGCAACGAAGGCGGGGTCTGCGGGTGCGCCAGTAGCGTTGATATCCGTGACGGTTGTGTTGTCGTACGTCGAGGCGTAATTTGCGCCGTCACACCAGATAACCTTTTCCGTGTTATCAAAATTGTAGTTAACGAAATCGTATCGTCCTGCAGAAGTTCGTCCCGTGTCGATGCTAGTCCAACCACTGCCCGTACCCTTGTAAACAGCCGTACCCTGCGAGGCAAGTACCTGATTGTTGTAGATGTGTACGCCGAGAATCGTATCCGACGAGCCGCCAACTTGGTTCGAATCGTACTTGGTGTGGCCGTTGATGCGACGATAGCCGCCGTTGATGTCTGGTTCGAAGTTTTGCAACTGCGTTGCGGCACCCGGGGGGAGTGTGAACGCATCCTTGTCGAGAACCAAACCGCCGCCGAGCCTCACAACAAACGGGCTTAGTAGTGAGGTATCTGGCATTAAACGGCCCTCATGTAGTCCTTACGGTTGATTAATTCGACACGCATACGGCTCAAACCCTCTGTGTAGTCGCGCAACGCAAGCTGCGAGAACTGTACGTCCGAACGTAGCATGTGCGCGTAGTACCGTGCGCGGTTGACGATGACATCGTGGAAGCGTTCCGGAATTGTGGGGGTATCCGCGTTCGCAGCCATGTCCGTGTTCGTCTGGTAGTAATAGTAGCGGACGGTGTAGGTTGATTCGTCGGGTACGGGGGAGAGGCCAATCTTAGTGTCTGGAGTTTCGTACACGTAGTCAGGAACGGCCCGCGAACCCGTGTCGGGGTTGGTGTCGGCCTCGTTGCGCGTCTCCAAATATTCCTCGAACGAGATATACTTGAGGGTACGTTCTGCGGTGCTTGCGGATTCTTGGACGGTGAAGCTGTCGAAGTCAACGGTCTTTGCATCGGACTCGCGGGCGTACTCTGCCGTACCGGCTGTCGTGGTGAACGACTGGCTCACAACCGTGAACGGCCACTCGACTTCGGAGTTGATGATGTCCCGCTGCGCCTTATTGATAAAGTCGGCAACAGACGACTGGATACCCCGGGTCGAAGTTACGTTGGTAATTTCAACTTCGTTGATTTCTCGAAGGACGGCGTTACAAAGCTGGAGATAATTCATGTGCTGTCTCCGCTATCGATTGCGGTTGGGGTTGAAGTATTCTTTGACAGATATGGTGACGCCAAGACTACTGCCGCCACCATTAAATGTTGTAATCTTGTCGCCAGCGTGTAAGTGCAATCTGTCAGATGTAATCATATTGTAGACATCGTTACCAGCAATAGACTTCGCATTTAAGATGGTATAATACGCATCATCTTCTTTGTGGTACCACTGGATTGATATGTTGTCTGTAGAAGCTGCGCCATTACTGATGTGCAGAAACTCCACAGTAGCGTCGTGGTTGTTAGGCACAGTGTAGACAACATTACTGCTTGCACCACCGGCAGTGGCAGTCACGGAGATACTTTGGGTTGCGGTATCAAAGGATATCGGCTGTACCATTAGCGTGTCTTCCTGTATGCGCGAGTCTTTTTCGCTATCTTCTTGGGCTGCTTAGCAACCTGCTTCCCGGCCTTCGTTGCTTTACGCTTCGCACGAGTCGTAGCAGCGTACTCTTTCGCGGAAAGGGCTTTA